TCAAATGAACTTTATATTGAAGGGCTTCCATACGCACCAAACACATCAAATCCGGTATTTTCTCCACAGATGGCATATGGCTTTGCTAATAATTTTTCAACAAATGCACCATCGTTTGGATATTTCAGCACTATTAATTGGACTCAAGTAACTGGGTCAGTCTCTGTAAATTACAAAACCGCTCCAAATGCTTTGACATCCGGACTAATAACTGGGGCCAACCTTACCTCTTCGATACTGCTAGTTGGCAGTGGGTTTTATTTCTCTGCAACGTGAGGTTTTTATGATTAACAAAGAAGTGGTTATTGACAAGATTGAAGTCATTGAAAACGGTGGCGTGTTAATCCGTGAGGTGACACGCATCGTAGAAGATGGCAATGAAATCTCACGCTCTTATCATCGGTCGTCATTGGCTCCCGGCGTTGATATTTCCAATCAAGATCCTCGCGTTCAGGCTATCTGCAATGCAGTATGGACGCCTGAAGTGATTGCTGCATTTAATGCCCAGCGCCAGGCCGCCTAATGAATTATGGACTCCATTGAGACGAGGCATGCCGTGCTAGAAGCCAGGATGAGCGCTCATGAGAAGGAATGCGCCAACCGTTATCAAGCGATAACCGATCAGCTTAACAACGGCGATAAGCGCATGACTAAGATTGAGTATTGGATCATTGCGGTATTTGCTGCAGTGCTTCTCGGTCCTGGCGCTGCGGCTGAATTTGTTAAAAAACTATTGGGTATCTGATGGACGACAAAACTCACGAGCTAGCGGTCCTTAAAGCCCAGGCCAGAATTAGGCTTGATGAGCTTAAAGCACAAGACTCGGCCAAAGAAGTAGCAGGTAAAGCCATTGGCGAAGATGGCCTGCTGTATATCTTCCTAATCGTACTCGTGGGTGTTGGTGCATCACTGTTCCTTGAAGGTGAAAAGATCGCCGCTGTAATGGGTTTGCTTGGCGCTTCACTTACCGCACTTATTCAGATGCTTAACGGTATTGCGGGAACCGCGGCCAAGCAAGAGAAGCCTGAGTTTGAAGTCATTAAAGATCTTATCCACCGCCTTGACAAACTAGACCGAGCCGAGCAGCCCATGCAAGTTGATGTTGAAGGCTCCAAGGTGACGGTTAAAAAAGGTCAGGACATCGTAACGGCCAAGGGGTAATTATGTTTGATCTGCTAAGCGGCGGTCTTCTTGGCTCCATCTTCGGCGGCTTATTCAGGCTTGCACCGGAAGTTCTAAAGTTCTTGGACAAGAAGAACGAACGCCAGCATGAGTTGAGTATGTTCCAGCTTCAGACCGACCTCGAAAAAATGAGAGGCGAGTTCAAGATGGAGGAGAAGTATGTGGACTACTCGATCTCGCAAATGGACACGATTAAGGAGGCATTTAAGGAACAGGCCCAGACCGCAAAAGAGGCTGGCTGGCTCGCTTCTTTTATCACTGCTGTTACCCGCCCCGGTCTTACTTGGATTGCTTTTGGTGTTTATGTGGCCGTCAAGGCTGCTGGGCTAACGATTGCCTTTCAGAGTAACGCTAACTGGGCTGAGGTTTTAACCAAGAGTTATGACGAGGATGACTTCGCCATGCTCAACATGATGCTGACGTTCTGGTTTGTAGGACGATCAATTGAGAAGTACAACAAGTCGTGAACGAGGCCAAAAAGCTTTGCAAGGATGTACTGATAAAGCCTTTTGAGGGGCTTGCAAAACGCTTGCCTGATGGCCGTGTAACGGCTTATCCCGATCCTGGCACTCGTGGACACCCTTGGACCATAGGATGGGGCGCTACCGGCCCAGAAGTCAATCCTGGAACCATCTGGACTATGGAGCAGTGCGAGGACGCCCTAGACCATCACGTCGAGTATTTTGTGCGTGGTCTGCTCAAGATGTCGCCAAACCTATCAAAAGCGCTCCCAAGACGTATGGCTGCGGTTACTTCCTGGGCCTACAACTGTGGCCTTGGCAATTACCGTGTATCGACCTTCAAAAAGCGTATTGATGCCGGCGATTGGGACGGCGCTGCAACGGAATGTGTCAAGTGGAACAAGGCCGCTGGCCGCGTACTACCAGGACTTACTCGAAGGAGGGCGGCAGAGGCCGCGTTAATGCGATGAGTTCAGCAATCAAGTCAGATCCGGCCAAATGGAAACGTATTGTCGCCTCAGTCAAAGCTTCAGGAAAAGGCGGCTCGCCAGGCCAATGGAGCGCCCGCAAGGCACAGTTAGCTACCCAGAAGTACAAAGCCTCTGGCGGGGGTTACAAAGGTCCTAAAAAAGCGGATAATTCGCTCTCAAAGTGGACGAAGGAAGACTGGGGAACGAAGTCGGGAAAGCCGTCCACGCAAGGTCCAAAAGCAACCGGCGAGCGGTATTTGCCGAAAGCGGCACGAGAGAAGCTCACACCTTCTGAATACGCGGCAACCACGCGAGCCAAGCGTGAAGGAATAAGGCAGGGCAAGCAGTTTGTTCCGCAGCCTGAATCGATCAAGAAGAAGGTGTGGTAATGACAGTCGCTTATGCAATGACGTATGACAGCCTCGTGCTGGATATTCAGCAGTACCTTGAACGGACTGATGATGCCACGCTCGAGCGCATCCCTACCTTTATCGGCTTGGCAGAGCAAGTCATCGCAAGCCAGATTAAATTCCTAGGCAACCTCACTGTAGGCAATGCCACTATGACAGCAGCCAATCCTGTCATTGATAAACCGGCTCGTTGGCACAAGACGGTTTCCATGAATATCACGGTGGCCGGCAAGCGCTATCCTGTATTGCTACGAAAGTATGAGTACCTGCGGGAATACTGGCCAGACCCCACGCAAACAGGCGTGCCTAAGTTTTACTGCGATTACGATTACACGCACTGGTTCGTAGCACCTACGCCTACGCTGGCTTATAACTTTGAAGTGCTTTATTACGAGCGCGTGCAGCCGCTGAGTTCTGCCAACCAAACGAATTGGTTTACGGTCTACGCACCGCAGGCACTGCTTTATGGCTCCTTGCTGCAAGCCATGCCTTTCCTGAAGAACGACGAGCGCCTACCGATGTGGCAGGCTCAATACGACGCCATCATCCAAACCCTCATGGCCGAAGACAAGCTGCGTATCGCTGATCGTCAGGCCATTGCCGCGGATAGTTAATCATGAGCTACACAAGCCCCTTTACTGGCGACGTTGTTCAGCCAACCGACGTTTCTTATGAGCAGATCGCCCTAACATCAACGACGGGCACCATACAGCTTGTCTGGCCTATCAATGGCAATCTGAGCACAGAAACCCCTGCTGCTCGGATCATGGACGTTTCCACGACGAGCACAAGCTACGAATTGTGGATGCCACCTGCCAATCAGGTATCTGTAGGCCAAGACGCGCTCATCAGAAATACGGGCGCTCAGACACTCACTGTTAAGACCTACGATGGCAACAGCACGATCATTACGGTTGCTTCAGGTGTTGCCAAATACATTTATCTGACTGATAACAGCACTACCTATGGCACTTGGGCGAATGTGCAGTTTGGCGCTGGCACTTCATCTGCCGATGCAGCAACGCTTGCCGGCGCCGGTCTGCTTGCTGTTGGCTCAACACTCAACCAAAGCCACCCAGTAGCTTCAATTATTGCCAATCAGACATTTGTTGATGGCGACCGCGCTCAGACCTACATCTGGACAGGTGGCACAGCAACCACCACGCTACCTTTGGCCACCACAGTAGGCAATAACTGGTTCTTCCTCGTTAAAAACAGTGGCTCGGGCACGCTGACAGTTAGCGGCAACTCAGGCGAATTGATTGATGGCGCATCAACGAAAGACTTCAATCCTAACGAGTCAGCCTTTATTGTTTGCACGGGAACGGCCTTTGTCACCGTAGGCTTTGGCGTTAGCACTGACTTTTCATTCTCAGCGCTTACTAAGACGGTCACAACAGGAACCTACACGCTTACAGCGAATGAGGCTTCCAATACCATCCAGATCTACAACGGCACCTTAACGGGTAATGTCACGATCATCGTGCCGCCGATTGTGAGTCTGTACGTCATCAGTAATCAGTGCTCGGCAGGCGTCTTCACCTTAACCGTCTCTACAGGCATTGCTGGAGGTGCTACAGCCACCGTGCCAGCCTCAGGACAAGCCACGCTTATCTGTGATGGCACTAACCTCTTAAACGCCAATACAGCGATTGCTGGCGGTACGGCCATCAGTCTTGTAAACGGCACGGCAGCAAGCCCCTCGCTTAACTTTGCAAGCGAAACCAACACAGGTATTTATCGACCAGGCTCTAGCCGATTAGGTATCTCAGTGGGCGGCTCGTTGATTGCTGACTTCACGACCTCTGGCCTGGCAGTCACAGGAACGGGCAACTTCACAGGCGGTATCTCTGGGGGCACGTTTTGACCAAGAAGGTTTTCGCTCTCGATACACGTCCTGGTATTCAGCGGGACGGCACGCTTTTCGACAAAGAGTATTACACCGACGGGCGTTGGGTACGCTTTCAGAAGTTTGGCGGTGAGCTTGCACGCCCTCGTAAAATGGGCGGCTACCGTGAGATTGTTGATAACCTAGCAGGACCCTCTCGAGGCGTGTTTGTCGTTGTCCGCGGGTTGTATAACAACGTCTACAGCGGCTATTCAGATGGCTTGCAAGTTGTTCCTATCAATAACAACGGCACAGGCGCTGGCGTTACGGATTACAGCTTTGCCGGCCCTGTTACGACGGTAAGCATTACCACGGCAGGCAGCGGCTATACCAACGCTTCTTATACGAATGTGCCTCTGGTTTACAGCACGACAGGCACAGGAACCGGGGTTAGAGCCTCTGTCACGGTCTCTGGCGGTGCAGTTACTGCTGTGACGATTACAGGCGGTGGTGTGCGTTATGTGAAGGGTGAATTCCTCACTATCAGCAACACTTACCTTGGTGGCGCAGGCTCGGGCGTCGTGCTGCAAATATCTGCAATTGACTCGCCATTTACAGCGTCAGATCTGAACTCTTGGCAATTTGATACGTTTACCGATACGGTTGGCCAGAATACCAATCTCTTGCTTGCACACCCCTCGCAGGATTTGCAAGACATAGATAACGAAACCAACACCCGCTTATTGTGCGGACCTTTATCAGGCACCGTGCTTTGGGCCGCCGGATTATTTGCTGTAGACAGTTGCACGCTTAACAGTACGACAACAGTTACGCTTTCAGAGATCAGTCTGAAGATTGCTGCAGGCCAGGTCGTTAAAGGACCCGGCATTCCTGCAGGCACAACCGTTGTATCTGTCGTTTCGACAACAGTTACGTTGAGTCAAGCAGCCACCATATCGGCCACTACAACACTAACTTTTGATAATGAAGTTTCTATATCTGGCGGGGTGGTGGCACTTCACCCTTACGTCTTTGTGTACGGCAATGACGGCCTTATTTGGAATTGCTCTGCTGGCGACATTGATGATTGGGTATCTGCCGACGCCAATCGGGTGAATGCAGCAACAGGGAAGATCCTGCAAGGCTTGCCAGTTCGTGGCGGCTCTAATTCACCATCGGGTCTGTTCTGGTCACTTGATTCAGTAGTTCGTGTGTCTTATGCGCCCCAGTCATTGGGCGTAGCAGGAACGGCAAATTTTGCCGCTACCACTTACTGGCGATACGACATCATTACAAGTCAGTCATCGTTTCTTTCCTCGTCGGCTGTCATTGAATACGACGGCATTTACTTTTGGACAGGCGTTGATCGGTTCTTGCTTTACAACGGCGTTACCAAAGAGATCCCGAATACGTTCAATCAGAACTACTTCTTTGACAATCTGAATTATTCCCAGCGGCAAAAGGTTTGGGCTACTAAGGTTCCGAGGTTTGGCGAGATCTGGTGGTTCTACCCTCGAGGCGATGCAACCGAGTGCACGGATGCGGTTATTTATAACGTGCGCGATAACACCTGGTATGACACGGGAGAGGCTCTAGGCGCACAACGCTCTGCAGGCTACTTCTCCCAAGTATTTCGTTTTCCCATTCAAGCCGGGTACGACGTTAATACCGCAGACAGCATCAATGAGGTAACCATCTCAAATGCCGGCTCGGGTTACACAGACGCCACTTACAGCTACAAAACGCTCACGGGCGGCACTGGCACAGGCGCAACGGCCACCATGACTGTGATTGGCGGCAAAGTAGTGTCTGTCGTGATTAACAACCGTGGCTCTGGCTATACCGCGGGTGACGTGCTGACCGCTACGCTTGCAGGCGGGTCTAATTTTCAGATTACTGTCTCAACGCTGATGCAGCAGGTTTCACTGTGGCAGCACGAGTATGGCAAGGATGTTATTCAGGGAACGTCAGTATTAGCGATTGAGTCTTACTTCATCACCTCAGATTTAGGTGTGATTGCTGGTGGCCCGGCAACCTTCTCGCCAGTCGGTGAAAACCGTTGGACGCGTATTGAGCGCGTTGAGCCAAACTTCATTCAGACGGGCGATCTTGATCTTTATGTGGTTGGTAGACCTTATGCCGATCAGCCCGACAAGACCACGGGTCCTTATACGTTTGCGCCAGGCACAAGCAAGATCGACATGAAAGAGCAGCGCCGATTGCTGCGCTTAAAGTTTGTATCCAATGTGGCCGGCGGCGATTATCAAACGGGTAAAATCATCGTTGATGCCGACACGGGCGATGTACGAGGCTATACCGTATGACTGTAGCGCTTGTTTATGATCCGCGCTTTCACACCTTTGACTCGTGGGCATCGCTCATGTGCGAGTTGTACGCTTCCAATCAGCTTCAGGTTCCCACGCCAGATCTGGACTGGAAGGGTTGGGCTGCCGGCCTTAAAGCGATTGACGTATTTGCTAACGAAGCCATTCCTGAACCCTATCAGTTTGATGATTGGCAGGATTGGGCATCTGCCGTTGTCGGCGCCGTGAATCCGAGGACTAACTGATGCCTCTCGAGCAAGTTCAAACCTTGTCAGATCCAGAAGAGGATTCGCCACTCTCATTGGCTTCCAATGCTTCGGCATTAAACCAAGGTATCAGTGATGATTCGCAAATCAGGCAACAGGTACTAAGCGCTGGAAGTGATCCAGCTCAGTTGCAAAGGCTTGCCACGCAGTACGGCCTCAGCGGTGAAACCCTATCGCAGATGACAGGGCAACCCCTGAATCAAGTTCAGCAGATGTTTCGTGACTATGGCATACCGCTTGGCACGTCACTGACTGGGTTTGTAAATCGTGACATCGGTACCGACACAAATATTAGGCAACTTGAAAGAGGCGATGATCTCTCTACTGAGCAGGTTATCGGCGTTCAAGATGGCAAACTATTAGTTCAACAATATGACGCCTACGGTAACAAGACAGGCACCCGGCTAACAACGCCTAACCCAACTGATCTTCAAGGATGGTTGCAGGCAATCGGTCTAGTTGGAACCGCAATTACCGGGGCTAATTTGCTTTCTGGCGCTGGCGCTGGCGGTCTTAGCGGTCTGGACGTTCTTGGTGAGGGCGGCGGTGCTGCGGTCCCTACGTTTGATCTCACCTCGTCACTGCAAGCGGCTTTACCGCAAGACTTGGTTAATACTGGCAAGACCTTTATCCAAGGGTTTAACCAGGTCAGGCCTTACCTTCAGGGTGCTAATGCAGTCTACCAAGCATCGCAAGGAAATATTGCAGGCGCAGTGGCAAGTGGTCTGGGCGCTGCAGGCGGCTTAAACATTCCCGGCGCAAAAGAAGCGGCCAACCTATTCAATGTGGGATATGCCGCCTCGCAAGGCAATTATCTTCCCGTCCTCAACCAGATTCTTTCCAGTGATGTTGGTGGCCAATTAACCAATACGAAGATAGCCGGGGACTTCACGCTTGGCGATGCCATGAAAGCAGGCAACTTCCTGCAGGCTGTGCAATCAGGCAACCCAACGCTTATTCTTTCTTCGGCAGCAACGCTGACTGGAAGCAATGACCTCAAAACGGCTAGCGCGGCAAACAAGCTCATTCAAACCATTAACAATCCTAATGCCAGCCCTTTTGACATTGCATTTGCAACGGAAGGTCTAGCCAAGAATTTGATGACAACAACCCAAGGAGCGCTACCTGGCGGCTCTTCGGGCAAAAGCGTACTGGATGAATACAACGTCACTGGTGGCGCTGGCACTCAGTTGGCGACCGAGGGTACGGGTCCTTTGGATTATGTCGTCGGCGCTGAGACTGATCCCAATCTTGTCAAGACTGGCGTCACCTTTGGCGGTACGGATACAAGCGGCTACAAGATCCCAGGCCTATCGGTTGGCGATACGGATAAGATTTATGGCTCAACCTATCTGAGCGAAGATCCAGAGGGCGGTGCGCCTTATTTGAATCAACGCATTCAGATGCTAGACCGTGCTGGCAATCCAATCTTGGACGCATCTGGCAATCAAGTCTTTTACACAGCCATTTACGATCCAACAGACGGGACAATTCGTTACAGCGTACCCGTAGGAACAGAGGGCCAGTATGGCAGCAACATCATCAGCCAAAGGCCTCAGCTAATTACGGATGACGAGGGCAATCAGTTGCTCATCAATCCTGTTAACAGCAGGGTTCTGGCCACGTTAAGCGAAGCGCCTAGCACCCTTGGCGAATCTAAAGACCTCTCATCAACGTCATCGTATCTTGATGATGTCACCTTCTCGGCACTTGAGGATCTGAAGAATCGTGCAGATGCTGGCCAAGAGGTTTTGCAGCAAGACGTTCTTGACTTAGAAGCCCAAGTCTTTCAAGACGCCAAGAATGCCGGCGCCACTGACGAGGAAGCATTAGAGGCAGCAACAGAGGCAACGTCAGACCTTAAGAAGAAAACAGAAGTGGCGGTTAGCGGATCGCCAGAAGTTGTTGATGAATCAGACCTCATTGGTTTCTCCGGCGTTTCGGGTGAATCGGGAGACTCAGGCTTTTCTGGCTTCTCTGGCGAGTCTGGAATATCAGGATTTTCAGGTTTTTCTGGTGAGTCAGGAGAGTCTGGCTTCTCGGGCCTCAGCGGCGAATCGGGAGCCTCAGGATTTAGCGGTATATCTGGAGAGTCTGGCGATTCTGGGTTTTCAGGATTCTCTGGAGAATCAGGCCTAAGTGGCTTCTCTGGCTTCTCTGGTGAGTCTGGAACTTCAGGCTTTTCAGGCGTCTCTGGCACCTCGGGAATTTCAGGTTTTAGCGGCTTTTCAGGCGCTTCGGGGGATTCTGGATTTTCAGGATTCTCAGGTCAATCAGGCATTTCTGGTTTTTCAGGTGTTAGCGGCGAATCTGGCGCATCAGGATTTTCTGGTGTGTCTGGTGAGTCTGGAACTTCTGGGTTTAGCGGGTTTTCAGGTTCATCGGGAGACTCAGGATTCTCAGGATTCTCAGGCCAGTCAGGTGCCTCTGGCTTCTCCGGTATCAGCGGAGAGTCAGGAGCTTCAGGTTTTTCTGGCATATCAGGTGAGTCTGGAATCTCAGGTTTTAGCGGATTTTCTGGAGCCTCAGGAGAGTCAGGATACTCAGGTGCTTCAGGGGTCTCTGGAGCATCAGGTTTTAGCGGATTCTCTGGCGCCTCTGGCGAGTCAGGATCTTCAGGCTATAGCGGAACTTCTGGACTCTCGGGCTTCTCAGGCATGTCCGGTGTGTCGGGGACTTCTGGTTTTTCAGGCTTTTCAGGAGAGTCTGGCGCTTCAGGCTATTCAGGTATGTCAGGCGTCTCTGGCACTTCTGGCTTTAGCGGTTTCTCTGGCGTCTCGGGTGTTAGCGGCGTTTCTGGCTTCAGCGGTTTCTCTGGAATCTCTGGCAAGGATGGCAGATCAATCGTTTCATCCAGCCCGATAGCAGCGGCATGGACCGGCGCAGAGATTCCTAGGCTTATAGGCAAGATGTTAGAAGCCAAGATGACTGACCAAAAACAAATTGATCCGTTAGCAGCGTTCAAACAAAGGATTGCAGATATGAATGCGATTGATCCATCGCTTGCCCAGGTAATGGCACAGCGACTTGGCATTCAACAACAAGAAATGCCGTCATTCTCTTATGGCCAAGAGACATCGATTGATGACATCCTGAATCTTGGTAATCGTGAATACGCAGAAGGCGGTTACGTTGAGCCGCTCAAAGCGATGAATCCGCAATTCATGTATCGAGAAGGCGGATCTCTTCCTGGCGGCAGAGAGAACTTCAAAGACGGCAAGCACGTTGCCGGCGAAGGCGATGGCCAGTCCGATGACATTCCTGCATGGCTTGCTGATGGCGAATTTGTTTTCCCTGCCGACGTGGTTTCAGCGCTTGGAAATGGCTCAACAAAGGCAGGAACCGATAAACTATACAAGATGATGCACGAGATCCGAGCAAGAGCGCGATCGACCCACAAGAAAGATCTGCCACCTCCTGCGCACAAGTCTCCGCTTGACTACCTGAAAGGTAAGTAATCATGGCCGGATTATTTGAAGGCGTATCACCGCCAGACATCAACAAAACCACCACGACTGCGCAGCAGGCTCCCGAATACTTAACCAAGTATTTGACCAATCTAGCTGAGGTTGGCACAGGTGCTTTAGGAACCGCAACGCCTGCTGTTAAGGACGCACAAGGCAATGTCATAACGCCAGGATCATTCACTCCCAAAACGGGTGAAGAGCTTATTGCCAGCAGGCCTGATTACCTGAAAAACCTGCAGCAAGGCATTGATCCGGCCACAGGCAAGGCCTACACCTCTGGCGCACTTCCTTCGCTTGGCAACTTGCAAACCTATCAAGGGACCATGCAAGACGCCGCATCACTTGCCAAGACTGCCGGGCAATCAATTGGCCTGACTTACGATCAACAGGGCAATCCCATCTTTTCTGATGCGCTGAAATCATTCTATAACCCTTACCAGCAGCAAGTCATCGATGAGATGCAAAAGCAGTCGGATGTCAACTTGCAGCGCAGTATCATGCCAGCGCTTAAGGCTTTGGGTATTAGTTCAGGACAGTTTGGCGGCAGCAGAACAGGCGCAATTGGAGGCCAGGCTTTAGCTGATATTGCATCAAACCTACAAGCTCAACAGACCGCGGCGAGGTCCAAAGGATTTGAGACTGCACTGGATGCAGCCTTAAAGCAGCAACAGCAGCAAGGCCAGATTGCAGGCACTCTAGGTACGATCGGCACTGGCGAAGCGGCTGCAACGCGAGGCGCACTCAATACGCTTGCAGACATTGGCGGCCAGGATGTGACTTATGAGCAAAGCAAGATTGACGCACCCCTGACAAGGGCTGCCAATGTAGCGGCACTCATGCGTGGCTACTCCTATCCAACAACCACCACAGAGACCTACAAAGGACCGGGAACCATTTACGGTCCAAGCAAGTTCCAACAAATTACTGGCACTGGCGCATTGATCTCCTCGTTATTTCCTCAGGGTGGCCAAGGCATCGGCAGCCAAGCAATTAAGGGCATCAAGGATTACTTGGCTGAACAGCAGTCAAAAAATCTTGCTATTAACATGGCAGACATTGACCGAATTGTTTCCGAATCGGGAAGCGGCGGAACGATGGGTTCTGAAGAGCTTGAAGACTTCTTTAACAATATTTTGGGCACGGGTAGCGGTGGTTGGCTAGGTAACTATGACGATCAAAGCACAGATCCTGGTGAGGACTAAGCCATGGCCAAATCACCTTTAGCACTTGCCGAGATACCGGGCGAATCCAGCGGCATGACGCAAGCGCGTCAGTCTTACCTTGATACGCAACAAAAGCTTCTCGAGGCCTTAGAGTCACGCAATCAGTTATTTGATCCGACATTGCTTGCTCTTGCTCAAGGTTTACTGTCACCAACGAAGTCAGGAACTTTTGGCGAAGGTCTTGCCAACGCTGCTGCTGCTGTGGCTCCGGCTGCAGAGGCTGAACGCAAGCGCAACATTGAGATGGCTCAGATCCGCGCAGAGATGGCTGCAAGCCAATATGGCGCAGCGCAAAAGGGTGAGGCACTCAAAAAGTTGACTGGTGCCATGCGGCCAAGTGCTGCAGCAGATACTGCAGGTGCTGCAACTGGTTCTGCAAATCAGTTTGCCGGCATAACGCCTGAGACGGCTTTGCAAATTGCGATGTTTGATCCAGAGCTTGGTAAGCAAGCCTTCCAATACTTAGAAGCACAAGCCAAAGGTATCGTGACACAGCCAAGTGGCCAAGTAGATGTGCGCTCGGGTAGATTCACCCCGTTCCCTGGCCAGGCTCCGACAGAGCGAACCATTCCTGGGGTTGGAACCCTTAAAGTCAGCCTAGAAGACGCGATCAGAATTGATAAGGCTTTGCAAGACAATGATGCTGAATCGTTGTACAGAGTGGTTGATAAGTACACCAAGGAGATGCCAAGACCTGGCGCAGCCGCTCCCGGCGTTCCATCGGCACCTAGCACAGCACCCAGCGCTCCAGCGCCTACCGCTCCTCCTGTTGCCGTAACAGTCGAGGAAAGAGAGCGCCAAAAACGCGCAGAGGAAGACAAAGCTGCGATAGCAAGACGCGAGCAAGAAGAGTTGGTAACGGGCGGTGCCAAACGTACCGGCGCTGCTATTGAGGCGGGTGGTATTGCAACGGCTAAACAGCAAACCGCTAAAGAGATCCAGCAGCTTATTGGCACTGAGGGTATGAATCAATACTTTGGCGCCTTTAATAAGCCCAACGATATTTTCTCAGCCATCGTGTTGTCAGTAGCTCGCGCATCTGAGTCTGGCTCGCAAGGCGTTGATCGCTCGCAGATTGAGCGGGTTGTTTCTAACCTTACGTTGAACTTGCCCAAGAATCCCAACGAGACGATGGAGCAATTCAATCAGCGCAAGCAGCAAGTCGTTGATCGCGCATCCATGGCAGCCTCGCGTATCGCTGAGATGGAACTCTACTACTCGCAGTTGATTAAAGGCCAAGGCCAGATTACTGAAGGCGAGCGCGAGATTCTGCGTCGTGCTGCTATCAATCCGAGGTTTGACACGCCTAACGTCATCATGGCCAAAGCCAAGGCGATTGAGGCCATTGCTAACTTTGAGAAGTGGCGTGCCGATACGCTCGAGGAAAGAGGGATTACGCTTGCAAAACTCAAGCAAGATCCTGAATACAAGCGCTTAGAGAGTGCTCGCATACAAGCAGTCAATAACGCCTTAAGGCCTTTGCTACCTAAGAGCCAGCCGTCTGGCGGGTTGACGATGGATGCCATCAACCAACGCGCATCACAACTTGGGAATAAGCCATGAAAGCTGAAGACCTCAACGAAAGCCAGATAAGGTACGCGCAGCAGATCGGCCAGGAAGCCCAGCGCATGGGCATCAATCCTGACTTTGTGCTGCCGATGGTTGCCGCTGAGAGTAAGTTTGATCCGAAGGCTTTATCGCCCAAGGGCGCAGTAGGCTTGATGCAGTTAATGCCAAACACGGCTAAAGAGTTGGGTGTTAACCCTTACGACATCAATCAAAACATTCAGGGTGGCTTGCGTTACTTAAAGCAATTGTCGAGCATGCCCAACATCGGCACCAATCCGGTTGCATTGCTTGCTGCTTACAACGCAGGACCCAACAGCAAGTTTCTTGTCTCAGGCGATCCTAATGAAATCCCTGAAGAGACGGCAAATTACGTTAAGCGTATTGAGTCTTACTCAGGCGGTCAGTTACGCAATCCCTTTATTGGCTTAGAAGGTGAGGCCGAAGGCGCCAGTGTTGGCGAAGGACAAGCCTCACCAGGCGGTGAAGTAACGCCAGCATCAGAGTTTGACTTTCAACGCTTACTGCTAGACCTTGGTGGCGCCGGTGCTGGCGCTGCATTTTCTGCTGGCTCACAATTGACGGGTGCTGCAGGCAGGAGGCTAGTAGACGCGCTAGAGGGCATGTCGCGGATTGGCCAGCCTTCCGGCACAACGTCTGGTGAGAAGTGGCTTGCCAACTGGGCTGGCGTTAATAAGCCAGGGGTTGGCGGTGTACCCGAGGCCACGGCAACTTATCAGCGCATGAAGGATCACGGCAAGGTATCTGGCAGGGCTACCAAGATGTTTGGCCCGCGCATGCCTGGCGAACCTGCAAGCATTGTCGATCGTTTAATGGCTCGAGGCCAGCAGCGAGAAGCTTTGGCAAGGCAGCAGCAAAGCCCTATGAACATGTTAAGGCGCGGCGTTTCATCACCGCTAGGCAGGGTGGGAATCGGAGCACTCGGTGGTTTAAGCGCGGTAGAGCAAGCGCAGGCAGGATTAGAGAAGTATGCCGAGCAAGACATGCCGATGGCTGCCGCTTATGGTGTAGGCGCAGCAGGATCGGCCCTTGCAGCATTTCCATACGGACCTACACAAATTGCTGGTGGTGCCATGGCCCTATCTCCCATGGCCATGTATCTTTACCGCAAGGCTACAGAAAAGGGAGAGGGCAAGCCATCAGGCCTGCCTGCAACGTACAACCCTTATTTTGCCCCCTGAACGACCCGCTTCTTGTGGCAACCTTTGCACTCTGAATACCACCCCCCTCTGGAACGCTTGTAATAGCCCTCAGAGGGCTTTGTCTCGCCGCAGGCACTACAGACCTTCATACCCTCCTGGAAGCCTTCCCTGCGCTCAAATAAGCGATCTGTAGGCCAGCCTTGATCTATTCGCCACTTGAGGGTGTAGAAGCTGATTCTTGACCTTCTGGCCCACTCTTTGAGGGTAAGTGTTGTCGAGCCGATGGTGACTTCTCGGTTGTCGTAAATCTTTCGTGGCATCTTTTGCATTCGCGTCGTCGTTCTATGTAGAAATAATATTTGTTGGGTTCCCAGAAGCTTCTGGTTTCAAGGACGATTGTCCGGCTGGACCGTCCTGACTGGTCTGCGCAATGTGGGCATAGCATCGTGAAGTGTCTTCCTGAGTTCTAGTACATTCCAAGCCAGGTCATGCAAAAGCTGATCGGCAAGTGCTGCATCGGTTTTCATTTGATTCTGCATCGTATCGTGCAGGCGTTTGATAATCGCTAGCTGTTTGTCGTAAAGCGATGTCAAGGTCTTCATCCATTTGCTCCGGGTAATCCACGAGTTGACGCAGCATGCGGTAGCGCATTGCATCCAAGTAAATGTCCATGTATTAGTCTCTGTTTGATGTTGTCAGGTATCTTCGGTAAAGGTGACCAGGCCACAGCCCAGTCAGCCCAGGTTCCCATCACACAAACGCCACCGCCGTTGAGTAGCAACATCTTGACCCCTAGGGGCGGTGGGTGATCCTCTGGTAGCCGCCACACTGCTTCGCCGGCAAGATAATCCTTCATGCCCTGGCAGTCATATTGAAGGGGTCGTGGTAATTGATCTTGAATTGCTTGACCCTCCTCATCTTGTTTCGCTTTTCTGCATCGTAATAGACGTAGGCCCACCCCAATTTATTGCAGACCGATGATTGTCGAAATTCGCGCTCACGCACAATCAGTCCTTCTTCCAGAAGCGGCATGAGTGAGTTTGAGATTGATTTTGTCGTCACGCCCAACTTACTGGCAAGGTCCTTCAGCGTAACCGGCGACGTCCTGGTTTTCATGTACCTCAAACAAGCCTGACCGCGGTCGATCTTGGCCTGCACTCTGAGTTTGTGGATGCTCATTGTTTTCATTGCTTACCTCTGTTAATCGGTGTCGGCAACGCGATCAGTTCACGCAGCGCGTCCATCGTTTTGTAGCGTGGATTAGCGCATTGATCAGTAGCCATCCGGCTAACTGCCGGTTTACCAACACCGAGATATTTAGAAATGCCTTGCCGGGTCCAGCCGATCATTTCAAGCGTTGCGATCATGTCTGAGGGTTTCATTGCTCACCCCTTGCTCTGATTGCTTCGGCGCACCGTTTAGCACCTTCAGCAATACGCAGTAGCCCTTGATTGCCTCGTGGTAGATAAAACGCTTCTTGGTGGTAAGCCTCATTCGCTTCTTCTAAACACAACTTCGCACACGCCTCACGCTCTGCTGCCGCAACAAGTGCAGCGAAGCGTTCAAGGAACTCTCTTTCGGCTTTCCACTCCCCATTCAAGCCGTCCGCAATACCTTCTGCCAGCCCAGCCTCCCGCGCCAGCTTGATG